CGTGTCCCCCATCTAGGACTACCCGCCAATCTGGCCCCTCTTAGGAGGGGCTACCCCACATAGTGCCACCGCTCAACAGGCTTGTAAGTATTTTCCGCTTTAGTCTTTACACAAACAACTAGGCCGCTGTCTTGCAAATCAGATAGTATTTCTTTCCTGTGACGGGCGTTGTTCAGGTAGCGTGTCCGCCGAGTCAGGGTAGTAGAGGTGATGCCCGCCTTGCCCACATCACGGATCAGACGCTCGACTTTCTTACTAACTCTTTCATTCTGATTATCGGACAGGTTCTGATGAATAGAAACGATGGCCTGATCAGTTAAGAACCGCACTAACTCGCAGCCATACTGAGCATATTCCAGTTCGATCTTATCCTTGCCGTCACCCACCGCCACGATCAGTGCTATCTTCTTTGCATACTCACAGACCCTGACCCACATGGAGGAGGTGACAGTCCGGGCATCGATCAGCTTGGTACATTCATCTTCAAGGTTTTCAAAACAGATATAGCTTTCATCAGAGTATCTTATTATCACAGGTTCCGGGTGACCCGCAACTCCTTGGACATCACCATGCTTGGTAGTGATTGGCGTATCCCTGAAGGTTAGTGCCTGATCGACAAGTTCCTGCGGGAACTTGTCTAGGATAGGCGGGCGGTGTCGTTCAGGCCGAAGGTCAGGAGTCTGGAATATTAAGAAACGATTCATCGAGCCGTCCCTGATCTTGCCTGAGTTTAATCCTTCCCAGTAAGTGTCCGGGGTACTGCTGCCTAAGACACTGAGACAAGGCTGATCGATTGAGAATCTCTGCTCTTCTTGGGAAGCCCGGTCGAGGGGATAGTAGTATCCAGTTGAGGAGGTAAACACTTCCATCAGGGTAGATATTATATCCGCTTGGTATCCAGTGGTAGTTGCCATTAACTGTTTCAAGTACATCCCAAACTCATCGATCAGGAACAGGCAACTTGGTCGCCATGTCATCAGTCTTTCAATTGCTGCACGGGAAGTAACCTTCTCTGATCCGAACATTCTAAGGTCGTGTTCCTGATCAAACTTTTTTATAACATCACGGGGAAATTGTTTACCTGATCCAGTGGGAGATAGCAGACTGATGAAGAGGTTTGATCTTGTGTTTTCTTCTGTCCGATATTTCCTACCAATCATCGTGCCTGTAAAACAGAGTGAAGCTGCAAGCGAAATGATTGGCTGTTTGAATTTTGAATGGGCTGTCTGAAATTGAGCGAACTGACCCACGAAGCCCGGTGGAGAAAGATAGTTAGAGTGGAGAGTCTCTAACTCCGGACTTCGGTGGATCAGCGGCACAGCATCTAAAACTTTGTGGGTACAAGGGTCATTCGCATGGAAGAAAAGAGTCTGGAATGTGATGCGTTCACCCTTCCACTCACGGTCAAATGAATTCCACTTGTATCTAAGTTCAGCGGGTTTGCACTTGGGACTTTGCTTTGACCAGTTGGCAAATAGTTCAAACCCCTTTTCTCCTAACCCATCCTTCAGGGACATCGCACATTCGGCCCAGACTTTATAGTCTTCAGGTGGAATTTTCTTTAGTGCTTCTCCGGCCCGCTCATAATCTTCCAGCCTGTAAGTCTCTTCTGATTTGACATCGAACAGGTCTGGCCCTTCAGCAAGAAGTGGGATGGGGATTGAATTCTTTTTAATCTTCGCATCCGGATCGTAACTCTGAAAGAACAGACGGGCAACGTCTTTGCAGCTAGGGTCTAGCGTGAGATTGTATTTAGTTTTGAAATGTTTCTCTGCTGCATAAAAAGATTCCGTATGTTTGGTTGCATCAGGTATTACTTTGATCCAGAGTTTAACTCCCCGCCCGGAGGGACTGAGGAATGAGGCGGCAACATGAGGGTCTTTAAATAAGTCATCTCGTAGTGTCGCAACATCATCCACGGGTAGATTATCCAAGTCCCCTTGCATCAAACCAGAATATGCTTGAAGTATCTCAGCCTTCCGGGTTGCGGTTCGGCAACTGATAGTGTAGCAAGGAAGGGACTTCTTTAGGAGGTTGTATTTGTCTTTGTCACCAGAGTCTAAAGCCCTGCGGCAATTCTGGATGACGACTTTGTGCTTTCCCTCTTTGATTTCCGTGAACACATCTCCTATGTCCACGAATACGGGAGTCGTGTGCGACACCCCAAAAAAATAACTGATCTTCATAACATCTCTCCATGATAATTATTTGCTGCCTGTAAATTCCCGCACAGACAATTCTCCTTTAGCTTGATTGCACTCCCGGCAAGCAAGCACCAAGAATCGCTCGGATTTGATCTGGTCGTATGTTAATTTTTTTCTGCTCTTCGTGTGGTCTAGGGTGAAGTCATCGTCAACTGACAATTCCTTACCGCAATATGTACAAGGGGCTGTAAAATTTATCTCTCCACGTGCCTTCATCCACACCCGGATATAAACTGAGCGTGAGTAACCGCCCTTCCGGGGGCCACCGTCTGCAATTAATTTAATTGTTCGTGCCTTGTCTTTACAAGGCCGCCCGCAATATTTCTGTGTGGCGGCCTGTCTGGGGACATAGACAGTCCCGCAGACAAGACACGCTTTAGTCGCTTCAGGCATCTAGAAAGGGATGTCATCTTTCGGAGTGCCTGACTGAATCGCTGCGATATTGGCTTGATCGTTATGCAGCTTCAGATACGACTTGACATCATTGCTATCATCGTATCCGTTAGTCCCCTTGCGGATCGCAATGATTGCCGACACGGGGATATTGTGCAGTTCAGCAGAGTCACTGATCTTGACCTTGCCACACGCTCTAACAAGAGCAGCCAACTGTCGTTGAGCAATGTCAACAGCAGTGGGGTTCTTGTTTTCAAGGTTAAGGTTATCGAAAATCTTCCGGCCTTTGGAAGGCCCATCAACAATCGATAACTCCAAGTGCAGATAGCGTCCGTCACCCGCTTTTGTCTCACGGAATTCGGAGGCATCCACAATTACCGGGTACGTCCCGGCGGGGATGGGAGCAAACGAATTATCTTGCTCCATTACTGAACTAGAATCAAACATTAATTCCATAATTATTTACCTGTTTTTACCTGTTTACTTTTGGCATTATTGCCCTGATCCCCCCTCGCTCCAGCTACGGCGGACATAAACGCTTCCCACTCTAGGGGCAGCGACTCTGGCAAGGCCATACGAGACTTTGCAATGAACGTAGGTTGCTCACCAAAATGGATTAACCTACGGTTAGTTGTTATCGCCTTAAACTCCGGCGTTCCAAAGTGATCGCCCGACTTGCTAGTCAAAACCTCACTCGCCACATAGCCCAAAACATCAACCCACTCGCAAATTAACGCCCGACTGTGACGATTAATTTTAAGTGTGTGACGATGAAAAGAGTTATCGACAATTGGATCGTCAAACTTTTCAACCTGACTGTGACTGATCAGGACTATATTCAGTCCAAGTTCCCTGAGTCTATCCAAAGAGTTGAGAAACTCAGTCCAATATTTTAGAACCATCACATACCCTTTGCCGAATCCGGGTTGCTCGATTGATGCCCAGCCATTGTCAGTACAGCAAGCGTTAAATATTTTGCGTTCCAGCCAATCTATACTGTCGATCACTAGAGTATCTACGCCCAATATTTTAAACTCTTTGTATATATATCTCGCCGCATCCATCACATCTGCGAAGGATGAATCGACTAGATCAATTGACTGACAATCAATCTCACCTAATCCGCCTTCCATGTCGAGGAACAATCCATGTCTGGCCCAAGTGCTTTTCCCTGAACCATCGCTGCCGTATATGCAAACCCGCAATGGCCGTTTCTCTTTTCCTTTCTTTATTACGACTGCCATGTTTGCGCCTCCTCAAGTAGAGGGACTGTATCCTCCCCATTAGCATTCCCATTCGCCATATCGTGCAGTTTTTCGAATACGATCTTAAATTTTCGATCCTGTTCTGCAAGCTGCACTTCCATCTGCTTTTCCAAAGCAGCTACCTTCACGAACAACCCCTTATTTTCTTTTGACCTTGGGGCTTCTTCCCAAACTTCTAGTCCCGCTGCGACCATCGCTTTACGGATGTTGATGATGGTGCTTGGCGATATTTCAAAGCCAAGTGCAGTCCCACAAACACGGGCGATTTTCTCTGGCTTCTTTCGGTTCAACGTCTCGAGATTTTCTTTGATGAAAGTGTCAAGGATATATCCCTGCGTTTTGTCTAACCTTATCTTTTTACTCATCTCTCTCCTTATTTTACTATAGGATTTAACTCACTCTGGGTCAGGGCATAACAAGGCCCATACCCAAAGTCTTTTATGTTGCCTTCCTTCAGAAGGTCAACAGACCACACTTCTCCGACCACCGAATAAGTGGGCAATTCGCCAACCACCAGAACATATTTGTCTGGCGGGTTCTTGATCTTTTTAAGAGTGGCGATCAGGTGTCCATTCCTGTACGGTGTTGTCTTCACATCCACCTTTACACCGTGATGTGTGATGCAGTCATAAGACGGCATCACAGGTGGGTTAGTCTCCATGTCTACATATAAATTCATTAACTTGCAGTACGCTATTTCCCCGGCCATACCTTCAAGATCAACAGTCTCGTTAGATGCTGTGCCAACCTTCAGGTCTTTTACATTATTCGCACGGTTATTTGCGTAACGACTTTTTGCTAGATGCGTAGCGAGTTTCTGCTCGGCTCCGTTTAAGATTATTTCAAACAACTTTAAATGTACGGACGGAGGTTTCATTAAAATATTGCGAGGTGTCTTCGTGCTTAGACAGCGCAGCCTCAATAGCTTTATTATCTTTATTCTTACGGGTAGAATTCTTCCACGTTATAAGGTTCTTCCCGTCCGCAGTGACCAGCAGCGTGTGATCTTTGAGGTGATTCATCAAGTCAGTCACTAGACCCTCACGCTCACCACGCTTGGATTTTATTTCTTCGTCCAGCTTCTTGACAGCAGCATGAAGTTGTGTAGTCATTGGGTTAGCAAGCAGAGCAGCGTCCACTTCCCCTTTGGGAAACTGTAACAAGGCTTCCTCGGTAGTGCGGGGAGGGGGATTCATCCCCCCTTCAACATAGTCGTACCAGAATTTCTTCTCTTCCGTTATTAGTTCAGCGATGCGTTCTTCGTTGCGCTTTATTTCGTAGATACGCATCTTATTCCCACCAATTAACACGGCACAGAATGCTTTCTCGTAGCCGGAAACGTAGAGATAGTGTAGAATTTGGTAGTAGTAAGTTGGCGGTATCTCCTCAGTAAATTCCTTACCCCACGACTTTGCGTTGTATTCTCCCGTAGTCTTTACTTCAAGGAGCCAAGGTTTACCAACGATCTTTGCATCCAAGTGGCCGTGTGCGATGGGCCATTCCTTTGAGCGGAAGGTACGGTTCAGCATCTGGATTTTCAAACCCATACGTTTAGCAAACTGTTGGGCCACCGTTGGTTCGTGAGCAATGCCCCACAAGACAGACTCTTTACCAGTAATATCCTCTTGAGGTATCTCCCCACGCTTCACCCTCACTCTGTTTGTAGCATTCTCAAAAGGGTTTACGCCCATACAAATTCCCGCATCACTCCCGGTCATGCCAGACTTTCTCAATTCCTGATTTTGTTCTGGCTTCATTTGTCTCCCCCGAATATCTGTCTGACATACGAAAAGAAGGCCCGTCTGGCGGCTTTGTTTCTTCCCCGCTTTGCCTTCCGTATCGATGCCAGCAGTTCGTAGTTCTTTCTCTCCTCCGCCGCATTGTCTATCGTTATTCCCATATACTTCCTTTCTCCGTAAGGTTATATTTTAGATGTGCGTTCAGAGTTTCAGCCATATCCACTCTCTTGCAGACTGCCCTCTTCCCGATCACTATCCGTTTACGCCGAGCATCCGCAGCGGCGTGATGTTCACCAGCTAACAGCCGATGACGACCCGTGATTAACATATCAGTCAACTCCATTTGTTCCCCAGCTTAATCAAGGGTTTCTCACTCCAGAATTTTCTTGCTATTATTTCGCAAATTGTCTTGTCTTGTTTCTTCAGAATATCTGCACACGATTTTATGCAGTTGTCCAAATCTGGAAGTGACTTATGCTTCCTCCCCAGCATCTCTTTCTTTTTCTTTTTGCTCCAACTCTTAGGCATAGCGATGTGGAATTCCATGTGTACTTCATCCGCCATTTCGTACCCCTCCTTAGTGGCGGCAGCTTTTAGCTGGTCTGAAAATTCCCAGTAGCGTAATACACAAGGCCGTTTCTTCCACGCATCCGCTCGGGTCATACGAGGTTTCGGGACTACTGCCAGTTCGCAAATAAAAAGGG